CCCTTTCCCACTCAGCCTTCGTAGTCTCGCTCTGAGCGAGCACGAGAGGCCGCATTGCCGGGCCTGTAGGGCACCTCTGCCGGGTTACGAACACCGGCCAGGTCCCTCTTGCCCAGGTACTGCTGGATGGCGCTCACAGCCGCCTCGTGGCGCTGCTGAGCCGCCTGCCTGGACAGTCCGAGGTGTTCGCCGATCTGTGCGAACGTCTCGTTGTACTTGTACCGCCAGACCAGCAGGTTGTACTGATCTTCTGGGAGCGAGGTGATTGCACGACTGACGTCGGCATAGCTCGCCAGGTTGTTGCCAGATGTGGCAGGTTCCGACTTAGCTCGGGGCATGCCATCCTGCGCAGCCTGAGCGAAGGACTGCCAGTCTTCGTGGATGAACACGACTTCCAGGATGCTCTTGATCAGGTCGAGCGAGAAGTGGAACACCTCCTCCTCATCGTACCCGTAGACCGCCGCATCCTCCGTCCGGAGTGCAGAGTTGGCGGCACGGACGAGCAAGCCCATGAGCTTCTGCTCGTAGTTCTGTTCGGTGAGGACTCTGGTGACGGTGTTCTTGTTCTCCATGATCCACACCCAGATCTCCTGCTTCACATCTGAGATCTCGTGGTGGGCAGGGAAGTTGGACAACGCGATACCGGCAGCACGCTCGACTGCCGGTGTCAGTCTCGTAAAGTCAAGCATCGAGGTAGCCCTCCAGTCCGCTGATGAAGTTCAGCATCCGAGAGTCGCACGCCAGGTGGGCGTGCGCCCCTTCCTTCAGTTCCAACGCTGGCTGATCAGCGGTTATTTCCTTCCAGCACCAGACGCATACCGTGCCTGGCTCGACCGGCTCAATACTTATCGCCACGGAACATGAACCCCCTGTCCACCATTGTGATCAGCTCGGGGTACACACGCTTCCCGTCGTCCGTGAGGAATCCGAACGACATCGTCCAGTTGACCGCTCCGTCCTTGACGTAGGTAGCGGCGACCGGATCCATGATGCTCCCCGCGTTCATCGTGAAGCGCGGGGTTACCTTCCCGTCGTAACCGTACGAGCGGGTGAGAAGGAAAGGTTGGTGCGTGTGTCCGAAGACGAAGGACTTGTCGCTTCCGTACCGCTTGGCAAACTTCGCGTCCCAAGCACTGGCGGAGGCGCAGTACCCGCCAGACTCGTGGCCGTGTATCGCAAGTACATTGGTCGCGATCCGGGTGGGCCCTCGCTCGTAACGCCAGTCGACCTCATCGAGCTGGAAGAGGTTTGGCATATCCAGCGCCCGAAGGGGTCCGAGTGGCGCAGCGTACTTCTTGATGAAGTCGTGGACGCGAGCGTCGTGGTTTCCCTCAAGCCACAGGAGATCAGCGGCTGGGACAGCCTCCCGGAGGGGTATCAGGACGTCTTCCCTGAAGCCGTCTATGTGGTCCTGTAGGGTCTGCTCGTACTCCAGAGCTGTATCCTTGGCCCAGCGACTGACGGTAGGGAAGTCGATGCCGTCGCCGATCTGGACGATGCGGTCCGGCTGCGCGTCCTGAGCTACCTTGATCAGCTTCTTGAGTGCAAGCTCATCGTGGTAGGGGTATTGCACATCCGGAATGATCAGTGTAGTCTTTGCCTTCATAACACCATCGTACCATGTCAAGTGGTCATCCAGAGGTGTGACGCAGGTCACAGAAACTACCTGAAATTTTTCTGGAGGATCCGGAATACAGCTCCCCTCGGGGCTGTTGATATGAGTAACCATGGCAGACCGGCTGCACACCAACGATCAACGCCCCCTGAAGGGGCGTTGGTTGATCGGTAGACAGAACGGCTGACCTTAAAGACGAGTGTACAGGTGAGTACTGACACTCGTGGAACATGGGAGTAGCATTGGTCAGAGCTGAGCAGTGGGACAAGAGCAAGTGGAACCGAGATGTGTTCGACCGGACCACGGATGGTCTCGCTCCAGTGCGAGACCAGGACTGGGAGTACACAGCCAAGCTGGCTCGTCCGGTCTACGACCGATGGGCGGGGATGAGCAGGGAGTACGTCTGGACTGACGACGCTGCTTGCAACGGCACCAATCCGGAGCTGTTCCAGATGAGCCAGGCTGGAGATCCTGGGCTCGAAGGCATCGGTACGCATGAACTGCGCAAGTTCAACGAGATGAAGGTGGAGCAGGCCAAGAAGATCTGTGAGGGTTGCCCCGTAAGGGCAACCTGCCTCAAGAAGGCAGAGCCGGTAGATCTCTACTGGTCTGTCCGAGGTGGGCAGACTCCTGCCATGCTGACCAAGAACGCTGATGGTAAGCGTGCCAAGCCACCCGCCTTCCCGATCGGCGACTGGATCGAGTGGACCTGCAAGCAGCACGGCAGGGACTCGATGCTGTTCCGCAAGTACAAGGACGGCAGTCGTCCGTACTGCGGTGCCTGCTCGAACACCTGATAGACTGGGAGGTATGGCACTGGACTACATCAGCTACTCGCAGTACAAGTCCTACTCGTGCCCCCGCAACTGGTACCTGTCCAAGATCCGCAATGCGGAGTCACGTCAGACGTGGTACATCCCAGTTGGTACGGTGGTCCACGATGGGATAGAGGCTCACCTCAAGGGTGAGCACTTCGATCTCACCCAGAAGTTCTACGACCTAGTTGCCAAGCAGATGCAGATCGAACCTGATCTCTCCCGCTGGCTGGCAGGCGGCCCGAAGGACGCCCCTGTCATCGAAGGAAAGGCGCTACAGCTTGCCAAGGACTGCTATGAGAAGGCTCTGGAGGAGCTTGCTCAGGTGGACGTATGGGAGGTTGAGTACGAGGCGACAGGACGACTTCCATCCCTGGAAGTTCCCGTCGTGGCTTACGTCGACATCCTCGGAGAGCACAAGAAGAAGGGGCCGGTAGTCTACGACTGGAAGACTGGGAGCACCAAGCCCGACAACTTCCAGCTTGAGACCTATGCCGCCCTAGTCACTCAGCTTCCCCCGATGAACGACGTGAGCAGCCTGCACGGCAGGTACATCATGCTCGCTCCCGGCAGGCCGACCACTCGGTTCGTCGACCTCTCGAAGGTCGACCCCGCAGAGGTTGGCAAGAAGTACCAAGAGGTGTACGATCGAATGAAGGCCAAGCGGTACGAGGCCAAGGCTGGCTTCGGATGTGCGTGGTGCTTCAACCAGGACAACTGCCTGGTCAATGCAGGCATGACCAAGCGTGCCGTCTACTACGACAAGAGTGAGGAAGATGGGCTCCCGTTCTGACGACGCGTACTGGAACGACAAGTACGCGGAGCCGAAGGAGAACAAGTACCGGATCATCCTGGGCGTGACCGTTGGTCGCTCGACCCAGGAGGACGACTACCCGCTTGAAGAGTTCGGCATCTCGGACGAAGAGTGGGACGAGATGGATGAGAAGCAGCGACAGGCTGTTCTCGACGATGCGGTCAAGGACCACATCGCCAACTGGGTAGACTCATGGGGAAAGGTGGAGACGGATGGCTGAGATCGAGTTCCTGCTCCCGACCGTTCAGTACGGTAACGTGAAGGTGAGGGCTACGCCCGAGGAGCTGGGGATCGATGGAGTCCAGGATGCAGGCGCGCTCGGCGTGGCTGCTGCGGCCTACCTGAACCTCTTCCAGCAGGGCTTCAAGGTCGGCGGACAGCTCGACCTGGAGTACGCTCCCGGAAGCCCGGAGGCAGCCGCTGAGCGGCTCGCCACCAACCAGAAGCCTCGCACTGTGGACGAGGCGAACGAGATGGCCCGACAGGTCATCGAGAATGAGCTGGGTCCTACCACCCCCCTTTCTGAGGGGGAGGACGAGGATCCCGAGGACGTGGACGGAGACCCCGACGCGCCCTGGAGTACGACCACGGTTGACGCCAAGCCGAAGCCGTGGGAGACTGGGAAGGCAGCGCCCACTAACGCTGTCAAGGTTGCAGAGATCGACTGGTAAGCAGGAGGAAACAAGTGGCAACTCTGAATGATCTCTTCGGCGGCAACGGCGGCCCGTCGTTCTACCCGCTCCAGCAGAAGGGTGACGCCGTCGTCGGCGTCATCACCGAGGAGCCGAAGACCGATGTTCCGGTCTACGACTTCAACACCAAGAAGCCGAAGTACTTCGTGGAGGTCACGCCCGGCACCTGGAAGGTGCTCCCGGAGGGGCAGTTCGACAAGGACTCCCAGAACCACCGGCCGGTCCACAAGATCGTGGTGACTCTCCAGACGGCGGACGGTAAGACCTACCGTATCGACTTCAACACCAAGCAGGAGCGCGAGGCGCTGAAGCAGGAGATGCAGGCGACGGGCCTCAACCTGGAGCCCGGCGTCACCATCGGCAAGCGCGTCCTCGACCGAGTCGGCAACAACAAGACGGTCGCGGTCAAGCTCGTCGCGGCTAGCTGAACCAAGGGGCACCCTCTCGGGGGTGCCCTGCCAGGGGCTGGATTGGTTTCGACTGCCACTGAAAACCGCACGCGGACGGTGGTAGGACAGGGGTTCGAATCCCCTCAGCTCCACGGAGGTGATCCAATGGGCAAGTATGACGGATGGCCTCGGGTCTGCAACGTGTGTGGCGTGCCAGAAGGCACGCCTGACGCGGCCCACAAGATGAGTTGCCCTGTCAGCAAGCATGGCCGCAAGGTCGTCTGGAAGGTCAAGCGTTGAAGACTCTGGCCCGTACAGTCAAGCGTGGCGTCTCGGCCGGGGAGCCTCTCCCCGCGCCGTGGCCCATCTTCGACGAGAAGAAGATGACTATCCGAAGGGGTAGCATCACGATGGTGGCCGGACCGCCCGGCTCCATGAAGACGGTCATGACCCTGAACGCCGTCAAGAACATGCAGGTACCCACGCTGTACCACTCCTCCGACTCGGACGACTTCACCATGGCAAGCCGGTCTCTCTCCATGCTGACCGGCACGCCTACCGATGAGACCGAGCTGTGGGTGATGGCACAGAAGAGTCTCGCCTACGAGACGCTGAAGGACATGGACTTCGTCCGCTGGTCCTTCAAGTCGAGTCCCACGCTGGAGCACATGTGGCGTGAGGCCGAGGCGTTCCGTGAGCTGAAGGGTGAGTACCCTCACCTGACGGTGATCGACATCATGATGGACATCGACTACGAGGGTGCGGGTGAGCAGAACTACTGGGCCCTCATGGCAGAGCTGAAGGACATGGCTCGTGAGCAAGAGACAGCAATCCTGGTTGTTCACCATACAAGTGAGAGTGCCAAGGCTGGTAGTCCCCCGCCGCGTAGCGCCATCATGGGTAAGGCGAACCAGCTCCCGACGCTCATCATCACCCTTTGGGGTGATGCTCACGCTGGTACCTTGGACGTGGCCACAGTCAAGAATCGTTTTGGTCCGCAGGACGCTATGGCCAAGAAGTACTTCAAGATGAACGCGTCTCCTGCGATCTGTCTGATCGAGGAGTCCGAGCAACCTGAACCGCTGGCCGTCCTCTTCAAGGACGGTCCATGGACTGACGGAGAGGACAAGGTAGATGTCTGGGCTGGCCAGTTTGGCGAGCGAGACGAGCACTAGTACTGGTGCCGGTGGGGCTGGGATCATCATCCTCGTGGCGATCATCCTGATCTTCGCTGGCTCGTCCGGAGGACGCGGTCGATGACCCGAGGACTCAAGAAGTTCTGCAAGGATTGTCCCGAGGGGAGTCGTCGACCGGCTCCCCATCCGGGGCCACGGTGCGCAACGCACCACAGAGCAGTCCAGAAGCAGCGCAGAGAGGCCGCTCACGGCCGAGCAATCTACGAGCGGTACGGACTGACCAAGGAACAGTACGAGGCCCTGTACAAGGCACAGGGAGGCGTCTGCTACATATGCAGGAGAGCTACTGGACGCCGTAAGAAGCTGGCCGTCGACCACGACCACGCAAGTGGGTTCGTGCGAGGCTTGCTTTGCTCTCCGTGCAACGGTATGCTCGCTCATGCGAGAGACAACATCGAGGTCTTCGAGCGAGCGGCTGCCTACCTGGCAGCCCCACCGGCACACGAGGTAGTAGGGAAGGTGAAGCCCGATGGTGGGTGATAGCGATCTCGATGCTATCAAGAGGCACTTCGGAATCTACTGGTCCAACACTCCCGGCTTCGACAAGTCGACCCTGACCCTGCTGAATCTGGGACTGCCGAGAGCGGCAGTCATCGAGATCCTGTCAGGCATCTGGAGGGAGGCGTGGGATGCGGGGAACTCGGAGGACCGGTGAGTCGGAGTTCGAGTTCCCTGTCTTTCCGATCTCGCCGATCCTGGAGAGTTACGGCGGTGTACCCGCTGTTGAGAACCTCGGATGGAAGCCATACCGATGTCCGTTTCATGATGACCGAGATGCTTCAGGGAGCGTCAACACCCAGAAGCAGGTCTACAACTGCCACGCAGCGGAGTGCCCGAAAGGGAACGCAGTCCAAGTAATCATGCAGTACGAGAGGATGGACTATGCCAGCGCTGTCGAAAGAGCAGCGGAGATATCTGGAGCGAGCAACTCTGGAGTACGCCGAGAGTCTGGACGTCGCGGCCGAATGGCTGGCGGGTCGAGGAATCGATCTGGAGCACGCTCGTTCAAGAGGACTTGGCGTAGTGGTCGACCCGATTCCGGGTCATGAGAACGTGGCTGGCATGCTGGCGATTCCGTACCTCACGGACGTCGGCCCTGTCAACATGAGCTTCAGGTGCATGCAGAACCACAACTGCAAGGAGATCCCGCACCACTCCAAGTACAAGAAGCGCAAGGGTTCCCCGACCAACCTGTACGGCGTTCAGTCCGCCTCCTGGGCGGACGAATGGATCGTCGTGACGGAAGGGGAGATCGACGCCCTGATCTGGCAGCAGATCGGCGTCCCTGCGATCGGCGTCCCTGGCGCTGAGAGCTGGAAGGACCACTGGAACAATGTCTTCGAGGACTTCAGTCGTGTATACTTGGCTGAAGACGGAGACGACGCGGGCAAGGATCTCTGGATAGCGATGTCCGAGAACCTGACCAACGTCATCCGCATGAAGATGCCTGACGGAGAAGACAGCAACAGCATGTTTCTCAAGGAGGGCAGCGGGTACCTTCTGGACAGGATCAAGAAGTGAGCCGAAGCTGGCGCAACTCATGGGGCCCGGAACTCAAGTTCCGGGAATCCCGTGGCACAAGGCACGACTGGAAGCGCAACATCAACAAGGAAGAGGAAGAAGTGTCCGACACCGTCAAGGTCTTCGTCATCATCAACGAGTGGACCGACATCGCGAACGACACGTCGTCCGAGGTGACCGGAGGCAAGTGGTTCGCCTCCGAGGACGAGGCGTGGGATGCCCTCGACCTGATCGCCGAGGCCCACGGCGTGGAGCTGGACCAGGATGAGACCAGCCTGCAACTGGAGGACCACAAGAGTGGCCTCCAGAACGAGGAGTACCGAATCGAGGAGCTGACGCGTGGCTGACGACAGGGATCTCCCGATCCTCAAGCCGCCGTTCCCTCCCAAACCCGAAGGGGAATGATGGCGGGCGGACGACGCAGGACCGACAACCTCAACGACAAGCCGTTCGACGAGAGTGCTTCGCCTGAGACGAAGGCGAAGGAGTTCGACCAGCAGTACCAGCAGAACCGCAAGTTCACCACCACTCCCAATGCGGACGCTGCGGGCGTGGAGAAGCCGAAGGGACGTCACCGGAAGTGAACCACAACTGCACCAACCCTCCGCACTTCCCGCCGCACTGCGGCTGTCCGGCTGGCTGACGTGGCATACGACGCCTATGGCGTTAAGGTCGAGATTGGGGACGTCGTCGTTTCGGCGGCGTCCTCGACCGGCCGACACCGCATCGGTAAGGTCTACAGGCTGGACGCGAATGACCACCCGTGGATCAAGGTAGCCGAGAAGGACACCCGCAGCCTCACCTACGTGTGGCGCAAGACGTCTGCGGGTAGCAGCTACATCGTCCTCCACAAGAAGAATGCGGCGTGGCTCACGCCCGCCGTGAACGACCGGATCGAGCTGGACTATGACGCAAGTGAGCCGTCCTTCCTGGGACGGAACCTTCCTTGACATAGCCCACATCTGGGCACAGCGATCAACGTGCTCCCGCCGCAAGGTGGGGGCCGTTGTCGTCAAGGACAAGAAGGTAATCGGACAGGGGTACAATGGAGTCGCAGCAGGGAAGGTTCACTGCGTGGACGGTGGTTGTCCACGAGGACGGCTCAGCTACGACGATGTACCGGCAGGTGCCGACTACAACCAGTTCCCCTGCTACGCCATCCACGCCGAACACAACGCGATCCTTGATGCCGGTCTGGGATCGTGCGAGGGAGCAACTCTCTATGTCACGGAAGAACCGTGCCGACAATGCCTCAACCTCATCGATCACGCTCGCATCGGACGAGTCGTCGTCGAAACTCGTGACGCTTCACACGGTGGAGCAGGAGCCCTCTGAGGGCGACTGGTACCAGGTGCAGGCGTGGCGCAAGGATGACTCTGCCTACTCGTTCATGTTCAACAACGAGCGGGCCTGGCGTCCCTGGGGTCTCGGCTCCAAGACGCTGGACGGAGTGATGGCGTCCTACGTGGACGCCAAGGAAGTGTACGCGAAGGTCCGCATCGTGAAGACGACCAAGGTGGTGATCACCGAAGATGACCTCTCGTGACCCGAACTCTTGGATCGACGCCGCGATCGAAGACCTGCGGCAGACTCTCTCCGAGAAGAACCACGACTACAAGATCGACGGCGAGTTCTCGAACTTCGAGTACGCCGCCGAGCTGTCCGGCTCCGACGTCCTGGGTGTCATGATGACCCAGATCGGCATCAAGCTGGGCAGGCTGAAGGGCCTGCCCGAAGAGGTGTACAACGAGCCGAAGATCGACACGTACAAGGACCTTGCGGGTTACGCCGTCATCCTGTACGCTTATGTCATGAGCCAGTACACACCCGAACTCCCGGAGTTCTGATGAAGGTCTTTCTGATCGGCCAGACCAAGGTCGACCTCTTCCCTCCGACCGGCGACAGCCGTCACGTCATGCCTGGCAAGGCTGGCGGCAGCGCCTTCGAGAAGCGCGTGCGCAAGGGTGCGGGCTACCTCAAGCAGTTCGGCCAGGATCTGATCGAGTTCGCTGGTCGCCTGTGCTACGAGTCGTGGGACCTGCCCAACCCGGAGACCGCCACCCAGGCGGGCTACATCAAGAACATCCTGGACCACGAGCACTTCTCCATCCTGGAGCACGTGAGCGTCACGTTCTACATCGAGGGCGTGAGCCGCAACCTGACTCACGAGCTGATCCGTCACCGGCACCTCAGCTTCTCCGAGCTGTCGCAGCGGTTCGTGAACATGGAGGATGCGAACACCATCAATCCTCCCGCCTTCCGTCGCCTCGGCCTCCCTGTGAGCCAGCCGCTCACCGAGAAGCACCGCGACAAGTACAGGATGAACGTCGAGACTCTCCGTGCTCTCGGACTCAACCGCAAGCAGGCTCGCGAGGCGAGCCGTGCTGGTCTGCCGTCCGGCATGGAGACCAAGCTGGTCGTGTCCGGCAACCTGCGCACCTGGCTGGAGCTGCTGCCGAAGAGGCTCAGCCCTCACGCCGACGCGGAGATCCAGGAGTTCGCCCGCAAGGTGACGGACATCCTGAAGAAGGAGTATCCGGATGTCTTCGCTGGCCTGACCTATGAGGAGAACGATGGCTGACACGGTGCTGGAGCCTCATGGCTCCATCGAGATAGCCGCCGAGCGTAACGGAATCCCTGCCACTGTCACGCTGTACTTCGTGTTCGGCGGGGACTGGGGCAACATGTACGACGACGGCCCCGAGACCGAAGAAGAGGCCCGAGCCTGGTTCGTGCAGGAGGTTCAGGCCGCACTGGAGGCGCGACGCAGTGAGGCGCGTGAAGGTAATCAGACGGAACGGCCGTCTGATACTGAGAATCGAGGAGCATGATGGCAGAGCAGACCGAGATCGTGAAGGTGGTCTCCGAGCAGATCGCTCGGGACCTGATCAAGCGGCGCGGGACGAACATCAGTGACACCACGATCGCCATCGAGGTGGCTGACACCATCGAGGATCTGATCCGCCTCGACGCCGACGTGTTCATCAACCTGGTCCGCAGCTACATCAAGGTCGCCGACGTTCACGTGAGCGTCCCGATCTGGCGGGTCGCCGACGACGGCACGCTCAAGACCGAGCGTGAGCTGGAAGAGGAGCTGAAGTTCTGATGGGCAAGAAGTACGAGGCGTACGAGAAGGCCGTCCAGGCGAACAACGCGGCCAAGTCTCGGGAGGTGGACACTCGTGGGGGCAGCACTCAGCAGGCCCGGCATGAGGCGCTGACCAACCGAGTCCAGGCCCAGCGCATCGAGGACGAGGCGTGGGACCGGCTGATGGACGACCCCACCGGCTGACCCTACAACGCAAAGAAGGCCCCCTCCAGAAGGAGGGGGCCGCTTTGTTACTCACTTGATCTGATCAGACTCCGGGGAGTGGAGGTTCAACGACTTCAGGAGCGTCTCCACGGAGGGCGTCTGCATCAGTCTCGACACCGCTGCCGAAACCGTCAGCACGACCGCACCCGCTCCCACTGTCGCAGACAGGCCAAGAGCAGGTACGAGGATCGGTGCCGCAGACGTAAGGGCGATCAGCACTTGGATCGCCGTTCGGGCTGGCTTGACCCACTTGTTCATTCGTTACCTCCGACATATCGGTTCCTCAGTCTCTCGATCTGGATTGCAGTCTGCTCGTCGATGATCCCCGTAGGCCGGAGGTCTAAGACATGTTGCAGACCCTTGATGTGGTTGACCGTGGCCGAGTCCATCTCGCCGGTCTCCGGAACTTGCAGGGTACGCTGGAGATCCTTGATGACGTCCGGCTTGTACACCTGATGCGGACTGCGCGGCTGTGGTTTGTACCAGCTAGGCGTTACGTCCTGTGGATCATGCTCCATCTTCAAGCACCTACTCTGATCGCGATGCGATCGACCGTGTCCTTCACGAGGCTGATCTTGGTGCCCAGCTCCTCGACTTCGGCCCGCTGTGTCACGAGGCTTTCGAGGATCTCTACTCGGTGGCGGAGTTCGGTGAGTTCACCATCCCGAGACTCCTTGTCCTCCTTCAGGAGTTCCACCTGAGTCTGTAGCATCTCGACCGTGTCGGCCGCGATCTGGCTGGCCGAGCTTCTGCCCTGTAGTCTACCACCAGCGTAGCCGCCTACTGCGACCCCTACGACGGTGGCGACACTGCTAAGTGTCCCTATGTCCATCCCCGCCCCTTACGTAGCTTCAGCGACCGTCCGGAGGACGACCGTCAGGTAACCCCCGAGAGTACTTGCATTGGGGCCCGGAGGCCCCGTCTGTACGTACTTCCAGTCGTCGATGATTACCAGGGTGGAGATGTTCTCGACTAGTTCCTGGAACGCAACGACGTCGCCCGTCTTGGCCAGGTTCTTGAAGTCCTCGAACCTGTCACGAGCGTACCCGTCACCACCCAGACGCTGGCCACCCTTGTCCATCTCCTCGTCGAAGAGAAGGAAGGTGTGACTGATCAGCCGCTGTCGAGTGGAACCGGGCAGTGCCTTCACCTGCCAGCCGTTAAGGACACCACCCTGAGTGGTGTCCGTACCGCGAGACAGTGTGAACTTGAGCTGTATCCAGTTGTGCCTTCCAGCGGGGGAAGGAGTCGAGACGTCACCGGTACTCGTGGAGAAGCCGGGACCGTACGTGATGTACGGAGTCTCGCCGCCAGTCTCGTCGATCAGAGAGAACTGGACGTTACCGCCGAGAGTGTTCGGCATGCGGAGTGACACGAACTTGTAGAGCTTGGGCTCCTCGGTGTTGAACCGAATGCGCCCCGTGGTGAGGTAGCCAGACGGCACGAGAGTGCTGGCTGACTGCCGCATGAGTGAGTCCTGCGTGACCGTGAAGACCAGCCGGTTACTCGCACCGAGCATACTCACACTGTTGATAGCTCCAGACTTCCCGGAAGCGTACGCGTCACGGGCGTAGGCGTACCGTACGGCCTTCGTGGTCTGCTCCTGGACGGTTGTACCCAGGTCGACCCTGAAGACGCCTGACTGGCCATCGTGGGCGTTTGTGGACCCCACGTACATGAACCGGTCGAAGCCCACGATGCCACGGCATCCGCCTGTCGGCTGGAACAGCAGTGGTCCGTAGTTCACGTCACCCGTGTAGGTGTTGAACTCACCGACTCGGAAGCCCTTGTTCGTGGCAATACCCATGAAGCTACCGACGTAGACGTAGATGTTGTTGATCAGCTCGCCGGTCGGCATGGTGGCCGTCACGGTAGGCAGGAACACCTCGGTCGTACCGCTGAAGTCGATGGTGATCTTATAGATCACCGACTGTGTGGTGTTGTAGCCAGCGGCGTAGATGCCGCTGGGCCCCTCGGTGATCGAAGACCACTTGAAGGTGGGGTCAGGGTGCGTGAACTTGAACTGGTTGTTGGTGTCGATCGCGAGCGATCCACCAGTGTTGATCACGGCCAGGTACAGCACGTTGTTGATGCCTACCGCGATGCGACCCTTGACGTACTCGATGCACCCCGAGGTCGGGGTGATCGGGAAGCTGTACATCTGAGAGGCTGCGGCACCCTCGACGTTCGTCCAGATGCCGTCGCTCATGTTGATCAGGCTTCGGTTACCCGCAGCAGCCAGGTCGAGCAGAGAGCCGACCGAAGCGAAAGTGACTCCAGCAGCTCCACTGCCGTCGCAGTTCCAGAGATTGCCGCCGTCCACAAGGTATGCGGCGTCCACGCCATTAGAACGTACATAGCCCCTCACCCTCTGAACGGAGCCGATGAGCGGGTTGGGCGATGCGACGTCCATCTGGCGGAGCAGCGAGAGCTGACCGGACGTCCAAGGATCCACACCCAGCGAGTCCTGGAAGCGGTAGTTGAACTGGTTGTCGTTGTCCGGGTCCTGGTACAGGAGCCCGGCACCAGCGTTGAACGTGGACTGAGACCGCAGCCACCAGCCGTACAGCGACTGCTCTCCAGGCTCCTGGAAGGAGTCGAACTGCTGCTTGCGGATCTCGGCCATGCCCTCGGTGTACGGCCACTGATCACGAGTGGCCGACATGAAGGGGATCCCCCCGAGGGCGTAGTCGAAGCGGTAGTCCTGAAGGTTGTAGCTGCCACCGCCACTGGTGCCGAAGTTGGAAAGCTCGAACGGTATCCGATTGACAATGTCAGCCATTGAACCTCCTTAGAAGGTGGTCTGCGTCGACTCGTACCGGTTGGTGTTCACCGTCAGGTGATTCGGCACCGCGTCGAAGTAGTCCTTGATGGCCTGCATGAGACCAGCAACTAGCGTGGGATCGCTGTCTGCACCGAAGTCGAAACGCATCTGAAGAGTCGTGTCGTCGGAGGTCACAGTACTGATCTCGAAGTTGGTGCTGTTGAATTCCTTTGCCATGATCCCCCGATCAGAGCGGATAGACGAGCGTGGCGCGAAGCGTGCTCGTGTTGGTGATCGTGCTAGTGGGGTGCGCGTCCAGTACCTGGATCAGACCCGTGCTCGGGTTGAGTCCGATGGTGCCAGCGGTCGTGCCGGTCGAGTAGGCCCACACGATTCGGTCCGTACTGAAGAACGTGTCCGGCAGGACGCTGGAGTCCAGCGTGCAGAGGTCGGTGTCCGTCAGGTTACCGGCCGAGTCGGCCGTCAGGGTCGCACCAGTGCGGGCGATGATCAGTTCAACGATCACCCATCCAGACTTCTTCATGGCTCGGGCGGTCGAGACCGACCAGCCCGTCGCCGCCGTGACGACACTCGCACCAGTCGAAGTGGTCTGCGTGTAGTCGGTGGCGTTGACTGTACCGTTGACCGTGAGCGTGCCATTGACTGTATGGTCAGCCGTGGTGAGCTGGCCAGACTCGTTGATGTTGGCTACGATCACGTTGGCAGGGCTGACCCACTGAGTCAGGTTGCCGGTGTAGCCAGCGTTCGACCCGCCGACCTGAAGGACGTTACCAGAGGTGACGCCAGGCTGAGCGATGGTCATACCGTGGTTCGACAGGGCACGACCACTGGACTGCACAGCGAACTGGGTGTTGCTGCCGCTGTCCATCACTCGCATGATGTCGGCAGTCACCGACGCAGGCGCAGTTACGTCGAACGTGGAGAAGGCCGCAGCCGAACCCACGATGTCGACACGACCGTCGTTCCACACCGTGAAGCGCTCAGTACCGCCGCCCGAGGCGGCGACTCGGATGGCCCTCTTCGAGGTGCTGGTGTCGGGAGCGACGAGATCGATACCCACAAACGTGGTGCTGGAGTTCGGAGCCACCGAGATGGTGCCACCAGCCAGCACTGCGAACCGGTCAGTCGTGCCGTCGTTGTCAGTCAGGCGCAGACGGTACGTGTTCGTACCGTCGCCAGACCGGCTGATCGACTTGATCGCACCGCCAGAGTTGATGTACGCCATGACGTTCAGCGACGTCTCGTCGTCCAGGATCTCGATGCGGTTCGGGTTCGGGTTCGTGGAGTCACCGATGATCTGCGTGACACCAGTCGCACCCTTGTTGTACAGCTTGAAGTTGTCGGCCGAGCCGAGGACGTGCGTCACAGTCTTGTTGGTCAGCGTCTGCGTGCTGCTCGTGCCGACCACCGCAGCACCGCCTGAGAGGCCGTGTACGTTCGTACTGGCCGCCTCGTGGGTCCTGCTGTCAGTGAAGTCGCGAGCGGAGCTTACGTGGCGAACCACGGCCCCAGGGTTATGGCTGGCTGTGGACTACGGTGCTTCCGCACGAGTGACTGTGAGGGTTGTACCGGCTACGCCAGTGACCTCGACCAGCTCCTCGTTGGAAGCACCGTAGTCCACAGCCAGCGTGTAGGGCAGCGACCCCGGAAAACCGGTGGTCGCCGCTACGATCATCGTGGTGCCAGATGCAGTGATGCCGCTGGTCAGAGTCGTCTGCTGTGCAATGGACGAGTAGTAGCGAGAGTTAGCCATGTCACTCCTTACCCGTTGAAGTATTGTCCAGACTCGAACAGGCTGAACAGGCGGTCACGTTCTTCTTGCAGACGTCGCGTGTACAGCGACAGGTAGTACTGTGCAGCCTGAGAGCCAGCGCCAGTGGGGACCAGCGGAGCGCGCTCGGTCGCCTCGATCTGCTGCTGCTGAAGTCGAGCTGCCTCGTAGGCGGGGAGCAGACGCCAGCACGCACCATAGATGATCATGTCGACGTACCGCTCCGGGTATCCGGAGACGGTCTCGAAGTCATCAGAGCTGTTGGTGAGGGTGGTCGGCTTCTTCTTGTACGTGACACGGACGTTCCGTCCGGGAACGATGAAGTCCCTCATGATGTCGAGCGTCTTGCCGGTCGGCGTGGGGGTCGGCTTGACCTGGCCAGCCGTGGTAGAAGCCTGCGGGTTGAACCGCCACGAGGAGAGCGGGAACCATACGGCCGAAGGGCCGATGGTGTTGACGTACACCTTGTACACGTCCTCGACGTCAGTCGGGAGCGGGTAGGAGTAGCGAGCCGCGATCTTCGGGAACTCGTACTCTCCGAATACCCAGAGGTCCGGGAAGGTGGCTTGGATCGTGTCGTTGATGGCTTCCTTGATCCTCGCCCTCGGATACATCGGGTCGTCCGTGATGAGGTCGTTGGTGCTGTGCGTCGTGGCAGTGGTGCCTTCAGCACCACGTCCCCGTGGTAGAAGTGTGACAACGCCAGAGGCCCTGTCGAACTTCTTGACCAACATCAGTTCGTCCCCGATCTCGATCAGGCCACGAGAGATGTTGGTCACGGTGTCCACGTCGACAGAGAAAGTCGTGTCGGTTGCATTCAGGTCTGCCGTCAGGTACGAGATCGAAGCCTGATCCCTCGTGTACCCGAGAAGCTGCTGCTTGACTCGTGAGACAAGCTGATCGAAACTCGTAGCCATGACTACTCCTTACGCGAGTCGAGTGGCGGTCATGCCCACCGACACTCCGATGTTCGCCGAGCCGTTTCCGTTCGCCTGAATCTTGATGACGGTGGCCCCATCCAGAGCCAAGAAGAACTCGTACCGGTACGGTACGCCAAGGATTGCACCACTGGACAGAATGTGCTGACTGCCACCAACCCAGAAGCTGGAGTTGTTGGCGATCGTAGGTGCGCCAGTGCCGTAGGCGATTCGGTTGATGTTGATGCGCCATCTACCAACGGGCGGGGTGAGTGTGGCAAACACGTTGCCAGCGGTCACGGGAAGCTGGAACCCAGCATCCTTTAAGATATCCGACGTCGGCTCGAACTCGTGCACCGCCATCTGTCCCATGGGCTAGCCTCAGCTTGCCATGAGTTTGACGGTCAGTGAACCAGAGCCACCAGCTCCCGAGAGGGACGCTCGGTAGTATCGGAACGCCTTGCCGCTGCTGGACGCAGTCACGGTCGCGGCGGCAGTGAGGGCGACCGTAGTTCCAGTGGACACCCACGTGGTATTGTCGACCGAACCCTCGATTGTGATCGTGCCCGTCAGGGTGGCAGTGCCTACCCCGACAACTGTGCAGTTGGCGTGAGCTGAACCACAGTCCACCGCAGATCCGGTAGCATTGGTGGTCACAGCGCTCAGGGTTGTGCTGGCTACGAGCTGTCCCGTACTCACAAGGAGCATGGCTCCAAGGTTCGGGTCAGGAACAGCCACGTTGGCGGTGTTTCCGCCCTGTGTCACACTGATGGGGGCAGCCGTGGAGGCTGCACCGTCGATACGTACCTGCATCTCAGCCATTCTCCGCCTCCTTGATGGCCTTGTCGACCTGGTGCCTCTGCGTTCCCGAAGGGCTCAGGCCGTCATTGACTGCACGTGCGTAGTGGTCCAGATCCTTGTCCCACGTGCGCTGCTTCGTGCTGTATGTGTCATTCACGTGAGGAGAGACCTGCAAGCTCTTGGCTCGCAGGCACTCTCCGTAGGTGGAGTGATCTCGGGTGGCACACGAAGACGAGCAGCTCATCGCTCACCCACCAGTCCGAGCGACTCGATCTTGCCCCAGGGGACCAGGACTATCTCAGTCTGCGGAGAGACGTGGATGTCCCAGCGGAGCTTGATGAAGTGCTCATCCCAGTCCAGCACCTCCAGGTTCTGGAGAGTGCGGCCACCTCGTTCGAGGTTGACGAGCGCGCCCTTCTTGAGAAGGGGCGCGACGGTGTTGCTGACAGTCTTCGCGGTAGCCATCAGTTCATGTACCCTTCACTCACCCGATAGATGTCGGGTCGAAACACGTTGTGTCCACGCTGACTCGTCTCGGAGCGAACAGCCTGAGCCTGCTCCTGAGAGGCTTGCGCGGGCAAGGTGGACCGGGAGGCCCGAGGCTGATACTTCGGGCTGTGCATGCGGCTCTGCATGTCCTTACGGGCACTCTGGAGCCATGCGGGCATGTCAGTCGCCATACTTCTCACGACCCTCGGCGTACACACCCTGAGCGTGCGGGTCATGCTTGCTCGACGGCAGGCTCGCTTCGCGGTGACGGGCCATAGCCCGGAACACGATGCTGTCCAGGATGCCGCGCTCGTTGTTCTCGGTGAGGGTGGCCTTACCACCAGGGCCCGCGATCTCGGTCGGGTAGTCCCCAGCGTCGAACTGAGGAGCCTCGTTGAGTTCAGGGCGAGCCGGACCCTCTTCGGGGTTGCGGTAGAGATCGCTCATCACTTGCCCTTCTTCCTGCCAGCCGCAGCCATCTTGGCCATCTTCGCGGCACCGTACTTCTTGCGGCCAGCCGCAGCGGCTATCGCTGCGCCCTTCTTGCCGCCACCAGCCGCCTTCGCGACAGCGGCGAAACGCCCGCCCTGGCCAAGGGGAGCCTTCTTGTTCGGCTTAGCCATGTCTCCTCCTACGGAGCAGGGGTGAAGTTGGAAGCGTCGGCTGCGCCCGACGCGATGATGTTCGCCTTCACGGTGTCATCCACCGTGTGGACGTACCCACCACGGAAGTAGTGGAGCCCGGTAGCTGGTGCCGGGTAGAAGTCAGTGTCGTTGGCGTTGGGGTTGGCGGGCAGGTTGACAGCGCCGATCTCATTGGTGTATGCGTCATATCGTACCTGCTCGTAAACGCCGGGCGCGGTCTCCACGACAGAGACGGCTCGATCCATGCGGAACCGCTCCATGAGCGGGTTCCATGCGAAGGGAGCCTCCGCAACCGTAGGCGTGTTGAAGTACCAGTTAGCCACAGAGGCCCCCTCTCAGATCAGAACGAAGCGACGGTGAACCAGGCGGTACCGTCAGTGACAACCTCGACGCCGTGGATCGCACCGGAGGCCAGGGCCTTCGTGGCGGAACCATCGATCGTCTCGGCACCAGAACCGTCGAGCGTGACCGCGTTGGTCGTACCCGTGGTACGAACCTTGAACGCGCGACCAGGCTGGACGCTGGCAACGGCCGGGAGGTTCACCGTGATGGCACCACCGGACGGGTCGGCGAGCAGGATGAAGTCGTTGTTCGTGAGCGTGGTCGTAGCGGTGACCGCACGCACGGTGTACGACGTATTGTCGAGTCCAGACATGCATTCCCTCCTTCAGGGGGAAGGGGGCCCCGAAGGGCCCCCAATCAGATCAGGCAGCGTTGCGAGCCGAGGAGGTCGACTGCGCCACGATGAGCGCCTCGGGACGGTACAGAGACCAGCCCGCGACACCGTACCAGCCGAGGGGCTGGAAGCGGGTCAGCTTGTCGACGACCGGACCGCGAACCGTGTGGAACTCCTCCGCGACAGCCTCGGCCAGGGCCTGCTGTCCGGTGTAGTAGGTGTTGAACACACGGGTCTGGGTGGAGCCGGAACCGGCACCAGACTGGACGTTCTGAGCACGCGGGGACTCGATGTAGCAGGCACCCTCGTACTCGCCGATCTCGGACGCCCAGATGTTGCCGGGAGCCGAGTACTCGTGCGGCTGACGCCACGAACCCGCACCGGTCTCACGCTTCAGGTCGTAGGAGACCTGCGGGTGAATGTACGCGGTGTAGTAGGAGCCCTTGTTCGGGTGCACCTTGTTCGTGCGGAGCTGCGTGGTCGCGAACCGAGCCATGTCCGAGTTGAACACGGAGTCGGAGTCGATCGACGTCAGCGCGATCGGGTTGGTCGGGGTAGAACCGAAGCCATAGGAGACCTTGGTCGTACCGTCCGTACGCAGGGTCTGCGTACCCGTGGCCAGGACGTTCTGGACGAGCAGGTCGACGGAGTCGATCAGGTTCCACGCGACCTGGTTGACGAGACCAGCGGTCACGTCGGTGAAGCTGAACAGGTCGAGCTTGTTGGAAACGAGGATCGCGTTGCCGTACTCGTTCAGGGTGACGCTCACGGTGCTCGGGTTACCGGCCGCGACAGCGTCCGGGTCCACCAGCTCGTTGAGCGGAGTGATCGCCTGAGTCAGGTCCTGGTAGATCTCGAAGACAACCGAGCTACCGGGCATGGCCTGAGCGACCGGTCGCTTGTCGGCGACCATGCGGAACATGGGCTGGGCACGGAGGGCGAACTCCAGCGCGCGGTCATACGCGGTCTGGACAAGGTTCGCCATAGCCGAAGTGCCAGTGAAGGCGTTAGCCATGATTCACCACCTTTGTGTGATTACATACGCTGTGCACGTTGCATAGCAGCGATGATGTCAGAGACGTTGGAAGCGTTGCCGAGTTCGGAAGAGGCGGCTTCGAAGTTCCCCTGCGGGGTACCTTCCTGGCCAGCCTGAGAGATGCGCTCGAACTGAGCCTGCATGCTCGGCGGGATTGCGCCCGGCGCGGGCGCGCTCTGCTCCTGATCGGCAACAGGCGGGGTTCCCCCCTGGTTGCCACCGAAGACCTGCTGCATGGACTTGGCCCATTCCTCAGCAGCCTTCGGGTCAGCGGGACCGTTGTAGACCGAAGCGGCCTGCGGGATCCCCAGGTTCTCGAAAACGGTTGCGACCCTCTGCTTCTCTTCGCGCTCCAGGAAGCTCGTCAGCTTCGAGTTCAGCTCGTCGTTCTGCTTCTTGAGGGACGCGTAAGCGTCACGCAGTGCCTTGGGGCCATTCAGTTCGTTGTCGTTGCCCAGGCCGTCGTTGTCGTTCTCGTCGAAACCCCAGTTGGTCATGAGACCCTCCCATAAGGTAGTGACGCCAATACCTACACCATGGGGTGATGTAAGCACGCTCGTCGGTTGTGTTGCAAGATCCGGACTTACTACGTACGTCAGGGGCCGGTCGATCCTGAGTACGAGCTGACTAGGCAGGATTCGAACCTGCGACCCACGGATTAACAATCCGTTGCTCTGCCGACTGAGCTACTAGTCAATGGCGGGGGCGGGATTTGAACCCGCGACCTCTGGGATATGAGCCCAGCGTTCTAACCGAACTGAACTACCCCGCTAAGAAACCCAGCCCACGAGGGGCTGGGTGTGTTATCGAGCGCCTCCACCGGAGGACAGCCCACTTCCCTGAGAGCCTGCGCCCTCGCGACCACCGAACGCTCCGCGCTCTGCGGAGAGAAGGCGTCTCTGCTTGGCCTGAGCGGCTGCTCCGCCCTCTGTACCGAAGGCGGCGGCCTCAGACTGCTTGAGGTTCCAGTCCTCGCCATAGACGGCACCCAGGGCGTTCATGGTGTCAAGCTCACCGGCCACCTGCTGGAAGCCCTGGCGAGCCTGGTCCGCCGAGATGCCCATCGTTGCGAGCTGATCGGCGTACGCCTGGTCGAACTGGAGGTTGTTGCGAAGGGCCTCAGCGCCGATCTGAGCGGTTGCCGCAGCCTTCTGGAGGTAGGGCATCGCCTTGCTCGTGTCGAGGAAGTACGCGGTGATATGGGCATCGTCAATGCCCATCTGATTGAGAGCCTTGCGGTAGTCAGGGTTCGACAGAATCGTCGCCTGCGTCGCCATGTCTACTCGCTGCTGAATCTCTGACGGGGAGATGTTCTTCCCGATCCAGTTGTTGAAGTCGGAGTTCTGGTCGTAGAACCCGGACGGCATGCCAGCGTTCGCCATGATCTGCTTGTAGCTCGTCTCGGTCGCCAGGTAGTCAGCGGGGCTCAGGACAGGAAGGCCATTAGCCTTCCGTGCCTCGTTGCCAGCGAACCGCTGCTTGTACTCTGGTGTATCCTGGAGCTGAATGGAGATCGTGTCGGCCGACTCACCGTTCTTCACATAACCGTAAATCTTGTCTGCCAGAGAACCAAGACCATAGGAGTCGAACAGAGACTTGAGTGCGAGATACGCATCCCTGTTCGCACCAGTAAGCAGCTTGTCATATTGCCCCGTCGACTCGTAGTACTTGTTCTGAAGCTGAGGGATCTTAGTCTTCAGATCCTTGATCTTCGCCGAGCTGGCCTTGATGATCGCGTCGTACTTAGCCTGCTGGGCCTTGTACTTCGCTACCGCCTTCTTGTCCTTCGGGTCCGGCTTCTTGAGGTGAGCCTTCTCCATCTGGAAGATCTTCAGCTTGGCGGTCTCACCCTTGAGCTGAGCCTTGGCCGCATTGAGCTGCTGCTCGACTGTCAGTGGTGCCTTGCCGTAGTTCGGGTCACCACCAACACCGTGAGCCCACGGAGGATTGGCGGCAGGCTGAGGAATCTGCCTGGCCCAGTCCGGCAGGTTCTGCCTTGGAATCGCCATCTCGCCTCCTTAGTACTTCAGGCCGAAGTCGGATAGCACCTGGTGTGCAACCTGCATCAGGCTGTCCTGTGCGTTCTGCGTCTTCTTCCATCGAGGATCGTTACGCAGTTCGTTCTCGAACTGCCAGAGCGGCTTGGCTGTACCCTCACCAGTGTTCGGGTCCTTGTAGTTCAGCGCCTTCTTGATCGTCGGATCGAAGAGGTTGATGCTGCCTCCCGGCAGCTCCAGGATCTGGGACATGCTGGTGAGGTAAGGGTTGGCCAGGTCGGCTACCGTCTGCCCAGCATCGATCTGCTTCTGCCACTGCGGGAACTGAGCCTTGGCCTGCTTGCGGATCTCGGACATGTAGTCCTGCTCGGTAGCCAGGCCACGGATCACGTTGCGAGTCTTGTCGGCGTACCAGGAGCCTGACATCGTCACGCCCATCGAGTATGCGTACTCGTGCAGCTTCTGCTGTACCTCGCCACCCTGGCCCTGCCAGTTATCCCCGCTGAAGTAGACGTACTTGCCGATCTCAGCTCGAAGCTGGTCGTCGTTCCATCCCTTGGCCGCAGCGTTGTAGGCCCACGCCTTCATGCGCTTCATGTTGGCGTCAGTCTCGACGATGCCCAGAGAGGCCGCCAACTGGCGGACGTGGACGTATGCCGAGTTGTACTCCTGCTTCGCTGTAGCGGGGTCGCCGTAGGTCTTGGTGAGGTAGTCGCGCTCCTGCTGGGAGTGCGTCTTCCACCAGTGCGTGTCCCTGATCGCGGCCTGGAACTTCTCCGGTGACCACTGACCCTTGACCGCCTTGTTGAAGATCTTCTTCAGCTCAGGGATGGCCTCGAAGAGGCCCTCCACATAGCCATAGCTCTCTGCGGTCTCGCCCTTAGACATGGGTACTCGATCACCTCCAGTGGATCCACCGCCTCCACCGCCACCACTTGAGCCTCCACCCTTGTAGGTGGAGGCGTGGTTCAGGACGCTGTCGACGTAGCCCTTGATGCTAGGTCCACCAGGTTGTGAGTGGGTAGACATGTCGAGGTCATGGTTGCCAGGCCCGGCGTACCAGGCAGCAGCAGCACCTCGTGCTCCCCACTTCTTGTAGTAGCCGTACAGGATGCCGCGCACGATCTTCTCTTGAAGATCGGGGCGGTCCCTGAATGTCTGCCACGAGATCGAGTAGCCAAGCACCTGCCTGGACCAGCCTGGCACATTCGACTTCAGCACCTGGTACTTGCCGACTGCGCCGTAGGCGTTCACCTTGCCGTAGTCGACAGTGCCGTGACCGCCAGTCTCCTGAATGGCGATGCCGTGCATGAGCTGGTCGAAGCTGATTGCCATGGGCTTCTCCTTAGCTCGCCAGGCCCATGTTCTTGAGAACGGAGAGGCCAACGTTGAATGCGTTGTTCTGTGCAGCGTCGGTCTTGGTCCAGCGGGGATCGCTGCGGAGGCGCTGCTGGAAGTCGGTGAGACTGAGCCCGGTAGGCTTGCCATCAGGAGACAGGCCGTTGAGAGCGCCCTTGATAGTCGGATCGAAGACCGTGATGTCCGTGTCCGGTATCTCAAGCGTCTGGCCCATCATCTGAATGTACGGTGAGGCGATGTCCTTCACCGTCTGCCCTGCGTCGATCTGCTTGGTGTACGCCGGGTACATCGACTTGGCGTGGTCTCGCACCAGCGACTCGTAGTCCTGAGTCGTGGCCACCTTCCTGACCACCCGCTGAGCCTGGTTCTTGATCGTCTGATCGTCGAGCTGAATCCCCATGTTGGCTGCATACTCCTTCATGGTGAACTCATGCATTCCGGCCTCTCCATGCAGAGTGCCGTCCTTAGTGAAGTTCACGTACTGACCGAGGACATTCCTCAGAAGGTCCTCGTCCATGTTCGTCTTGAGTGCTGTCTCGACGATGTGCTTCATCTTCTTGCTCGGGATCGCTGCACCGATCTCTGCCGCGAGCTGCTGGACCTTGACGGTCTCAGCATCCACCATGGCGTCCCAGGTTGCAGGGTCAGTCTTGCGAGTGATCTCCGCCTGACGCATGCTCTCCGAGTTGGTCTTCCACCAGTGGCTGTCTCGGATGGCAGCCTGGAACTTGTCGGTCGACCAGGTCTCCTTGACTGCCTGAGAGAAGATCTTCTTCAGGTCCTTGTTGCCCTCAAGGAAGGCGTACGTGAACCCGTAGGAGCTTGCCAGCTCCTCGGGGCTCATTGTCTTCTGGGGGTCCGAGTAGTCGCCAGGGTTCTGGTTCTCAGCCCAGACGCCATCGATTCGCCGACCACCCATGAAGCGATCGGCGTAGTAGCCCTGTGTGATGTCGGTGATCTGAACCTTCTTGCCGGGGCGAGGAGCTTCGATCATCTTACCGCCACCCGCATAGATCCCCACGTGGTCGGGGCCGGGCTTTGAGTGGTCGGTGTCGAAGAACACGAGATCCCCAACACGCAGACCGTTCATGCTGACGCCCTTGCCCTGTGACCACATCGAGTACGAGGTGCGGGGAAGGTTGATGCCGTACTTGGCGAAGCCCTGCTGAATGAGACCCGAGCAGTCCACTCCAGTCTTGAGGTCGTTACCACCCCAGACGTAGTTCGTCTTACCGACGAACTGCTTCAGGTAGTCGACGATCTCGTTTCCCATTATGGTCATCAGCCACCGCCAACCATCTGCATCAGTGCGTTGAAGTAGGTCGTGCCGCTCTGGTACTTGCCGTACTCCTTGGTGCCCTGGACCTTCTTCCCGATCAGTGAAGCACGAGCGGCGTCCTCGACGCCGCCACTGCGGACCACATCGGTAGCTGTCACGTTACCCATGTCGTCGTAGTGATCGGTCGAGGTGGTGATCTCAGGGTGCTCTCGCTCGTAGCCGTTGAGCGTGGCCTTGAACTGGGCCAGCTCCTTGGCTGTCGGCGCACGGCCGATCATCTGAGTGAGAGCCTGTGAAGCGATGGCCTGCACCTGCTCGGCGTCCGAGAGGTCGAGGACCGACTGCTTGGTGGTCTTCGTCTTCGGGCCGACGTACTTGACCTTCTCGCCAGTCGCGTTGTCGATCAGCCAGTCACCCTGTCGAGTGGTGCCGAGCGAGCCGGGCTTGCGGTTGTAGGACTCAAGGATGTCCCATGGAGTCCAGTTGGTCTTGAGGTTCTTGCCCTGTGACTTGTTCAGCGTGATCGCCATCTTGAGGAGATCGTCCCACGCCGACATGACTTCAGGGATACCCATGTCCGCCGAAGCGCCAGGGTACTTGTACATGATCAGCTTACTCACGAGCTGCTTGTACCGGTTCGGGTCATTGGAGTACCACGTGCCGGGAAGGCTCTGTGCGTCCTGGTAGGTGGTGAAGCCGCTGGCCCGATGCGGGTCGTGACCGCGAGTCCCCACGGGGCGGCCGAGAGCCGCCGCCCCAATGAAGATGCTGTCAGTGGGCATCGGGGCGGTGTTGTTGAAAGCACCGACCCCGAGCGTCCCACTTGAGAGCTGCTGTTGAGTCATTCCAGTGAGGGCAAGGGGATCCTTGCTGGTGTTGCTGGTGCCCGGAAGGTCACCACTTGTGGGCGAGCCGTAGGTTCCCCCACCGCCGCCACCGCCGCCAGTTCCCATGATCCCTCCTTACTGAAGGTCGTCGTTGCTCAGGTACCTGTTGAACACCTTGGCGAACTGCACCGAGCTGTTCTTGAAGTACATCTGGTACTGCCTCCAGGCGTATCCGATATCGGGAGCCTGCCCAGCAGGCATCCCGGCTTCATTGAAGCTGAGCTGCTGGAGCCCACGCTGAGCGAGCATCTGCTTGAACGAGTTGCGAACCACTAGGTACTCACGCAGCACCTGTGCATCCTTGCGCAGCGGGTCATTCATGATGCGCGGGTCGGTGACCATCTTCTCCATGAAGCGGATCCTGTTAGGAACCGCGTTCCGGTCGGTCTCTCCGAACGCCTTAGCCCACCCTGGGTTCTGCGCTGCGAGGTTGTTCACGAGGTTCTGCTTGGCCTGCTGGAAGACCTGTGCACCGTTCTGCGTGTACGAGGTGAAGCCAGCCCTGATCAGCTCTGCGTCGAGAGCAGTGGTCGTCTGCATGTACTGACGCCACCCTTCCTGAACGCGGGTGTCTGCGATCGCCTCTTCGGCCGTCAGCCTTCGCCTCACACGCTGTCCGCCCACCTCGTCATGCAACTGCTTGAGGTAGACCGAGCTGGAGAACGGTCCTCCGTTGTAGACGTCACCGACGACGAGCGGAGCCATGTCCGGATCCTCAGCGATGAGGTCCCGGTACTTCTCCATTTGCTTGTCGGCGGGGATCGAGGAGGCGATACCCATGCTCTTAGTGAGTGAGGTGGTGAAGCCTGCGTAGTCCTCACCGAACATGGAGAGGAACTGATCGCGAGCATTGAGCGGATCAGCAGCCTGGAGAGCCTTGTACTGGTCCACGAAGAACTGGTACTTGGTCCCAGACATCGGCGTGTTCTTGACGCTCACAGGAGACAGCCAGTCCGTCAGCGTCTGAAGCCAGAGGAAGTTCTTGGCGTCCTTCTGGATATCAGACATCTTGGGCGGCTCAGCCTTCTTGCCTGCACGAAGATCCTCGTAGTAGTGAGCGACCTTCATGTTGTAGATGTCAAGCACAGCCTGCTGGTACTTCTCGTTGTTCACGTCCTTGCCGACGAACGCGTTGTACGCGTCCGCCATGTACTTCGGAGTGAACAGGTCGATCGTACTGTCCTGCGGCCCATACGGCAGGATCTTGGCCCACTGGAGGAAGTCGCCCATTTGGGGCGACGACTTGGCGAGCTGATTACCTGCCACCTGGACGATCGGGCCAGAGCCCGGATCGAACCACGGATCGCCAGGGAGGATGGTGTTGAGGCTGTTCATCCTGATGGATGCCAGCTCCTTGCCGGGCCCTGTCGCCCACGGTGCCTTCAGGTGCAGAACTCGATCAGTCAGAGGAACGAAGCGCTTCTCTGTGATCTTCTTGCCGGTAGCCGGGTCGACCGTGATCACAGTGGCGTAGCCATCGGATCCAACGTGGTGTCCCTCGTTGTCGGTAACCAGGTTCGCAGCGATTGGTGTGTTGTAGATCTTGCTCAGCTTGCTGAGCTGCTCAGGCCGCTCGGCGACAAGACCGGCCCACCGGTCAATGCCGTCGATCCACGGCTTGAAGAACGGGTACACGAAGCGAAGGCCCTGCGAACCGACAGTGTTGTGCGGGTCGTACACGACCTGACTCATCTGCTTCTTCGCTCGGGCAGCAGCCTTCTGGTTCATCTGCTCCCACTCCTTCGGCGTGATCGTGTCATCACCGAAGTTCTGCATCTTGTAGTGGTACTGCTGACGGACCAGGTTCTCCATCTCATGCTGGTGCATCTGGAGGAACAGCGGATGCCGAGAGAGGACGTCCGCAGGGACGTCCGCTAGCTGCTTCCACGCCTTCTCAGTCTGGTTGTCCAGCCAGGCGTTAGCCGTCTGGTGGATCTTCAGAGAGCTGTGCTGCTTGATCTCTTCGCCATGGACGATCGGGAACTCTTCCCGAGGGAAGGCCGCTCGCAGGTCAGCTTCGGTGATGATCTCGTTGTTGGCGAGCTTCCCCTTGAGGAAGTCGTCACCGAGATACTTGTCGATCATGAAGCGAACGTTGCGTACGAACTGCGGCTTGTTCTGGTTCCAGTAGCCCATGTTCTGCATGTACTTCCGGCCGTTACCATCTCGCGTCAGCCAGTTGAGCGCCTGCTTGTCATCCACTCCGCTAGCTATCATCCGATGGAACGGGTCCTGCCGGATCTGCTTGTTGACGGCGTCGAGCCAAGACTGCATGTGGCCAGGGTCGTCCGGAGTGATCAGCTTGTACGCACCCGTCTTCTCGGCGTGAGACCAGAACCGCTGCCGGTCGATCATCTCTCCACGGGTGAAGAGGTTCTTCCAGGCATTCTCGGAGCTGATCTGATCCCGAGGGATGGGGTTGTCCCACTCGTCGCTGAATGCCTGCGGCACTCGGTACGAGGTCTTGCCGATCTTGTAGATGAAGTCGCCGTCGCCAAGACGGCGACCCTTGCTGACCTCAGCCTTCCGGAGGATCTCGCCCACATAGTCGTGATACTCGTCGATGACGTTCTGGTGATCGCTGAGCCTGGTCTTCAGTGCGTCGATGTAGCCCTGGTCGGGGTCCGTCGCACGCTGAGCCTTGGCTAGCTCTCGCTGCGTCTCGGCCAGTGCATCGTTCTCGTCCGAGATCCGGCCGTAGGCCATGCGGAGAGTCGGAGGCACCTTGATGCGAGAGGTCTTGAGACCTCGCGCCTCGGCCTTGGCGATGATGCTTTCGTCATCGAGCGCCACGATCGCCCGGTTGGACGCGATGCCCTTGCCGGTAGTGGGGACGTAAGATCCCTTACCCACAATCGCGCCGACCTGCCGGGAACGGTTGGACAGGAAGTGCCCCATGCCCTTACCGGTGTCCAGGAGGGTGGCCATGCCACCGAACTTGAACATGCGGGCGAGGACTTCATCAGACACCATGCGAGGGATGAAGCCGGGACGCAGGAGCGTCGCCGCCTTCCACAGGTTGTCGAATCCGTCGAGCCGCTTCACGACCCAGTCCTTGGCTTCCCCAGTGCTGCCACGGAATCCCTGGAAGGAACCCGAGGAGCGCTTCACCAGGCGGTTGATCTCCTGGACGGGGAACAGGATGTCGTTGCTACTGAGCTGAGTCTGAGCCAGCGGACTGATCACCAGTCCGTGTCCGTCCTCAACGCTCACAACGCGGTCAGACCGGACAGGCTTGGCGTTGTCTACCAAGTCGTCCACCGACTGTCCAGTCAGCTTGGCGATGTCGTCAGGGCTAGTGGCTTCCGGGCCGAAGCGCTGCGAGATGTTGCTCGGAGCCTTGCCCGTCAGTTCCTGGATCTTGGAGGCGATGCCATCCTTGATCGCACCCTTCAGTACATCAGCGATGTCCGGGTGCAGTCCGTTGGTCTGGAGGATGTGGTTCATGACAGAGTCATGGATCTTGTCCAGAGCCTGGGACCGCTCGACCTTGTTGCTCGCAGAGTTGTAGATCTCGATGAGGTCCAGCCGCTGCGAGGGCTGCATGCCCGGCACCTGCTTGAGCATGTCGAACACGCGGTCTCGTGCGTCATCCGCGTTGTGGTCGACGAACCCCTGGGGGGTTCGGTCTCCGAAGTTGTGGATGATGGTCATAGGAGCACCCATGCCACGCTTGACCGCAGTCATGACGAAGTTGCCACCGATCGGCTTGGGCCTCTTGCCCGCCGACATGATGGCTCGCTTCTCTGCCGACTTCTCCGTGTTCCGCATCGCGAGTCCACCCATGCGGTACATGGTGTTGATCGCGCCGAACAAGGGGGACGCAGCAGGCGTCCAGCTATCCATCTGGCCCAGGACGCCACCGAGGTACTTCTCGTTGTTGAGAAGCTCGTTGTAGTCGTCAGCCAGAGTGTCGAGCTGGGCAGCCTTCCACTGCTCGGCCTTGAGGCCGTCAGCCAGAGTTGTCTGCTCGGCAGGGTTCGTCATCTTCAGCGGAGTCGCCTTGGCGATGTCGTTGGCCGCAGCACGGTTGATGACCGACTGCTGTCCAAGCCTGCCCCACGTCTGATCCCAGCCCGCCTGACGCGGCCCCGGAGTCGTGGGTCGCGGGAAGGGAGGCTCAAGGAGCTGAGGGAACTTGGACTCCTGATCGGCCAGTGCGCCAGAGCCGGGCATCTTGCCCGCCCACTCACCGGCAGCAGCGTCACCGTCGTAGTTCGCCTTGAAGTGCTGGAGCATCGGAAGGTTCATCCGGGTGCCCTGGAGGAGCACTCGGTTGTCCATCGTCTGCCCGACCTTCTTCAGGACTTCCGGAGCGGACTTGGCGAGATCGGCAGCAGCGCTGGAGTCTCCGAGGGAGAACCTCCAGAGCTGCTCCATATTGTCACGCGGCGTGTCGTGAGCCAGCTTCGCGATGTCGTAGCGAGCCGGGTTGGCTCGCCGACCCTTGCCCCACATGGGGTGGTTCGCGATCTCCTCGACGGTACGACCATCCTGCTTCATCCAGTCGAACGCCTTCTGCATCGACGGAGAAGCGGCCACCTGCTCGGGAGTCTGCTGCTTCACGAAGAGGTCCACCAGGGGCCCGCGTGTGCGGGCTATGCCTGCGGCACCAGGAACGACAGCGGCATGCTCAGCGTTCTGAGCGACCATCTTGACACCACGGGCAGCCTTGACCGTCTTGGCCGTACCGCCCACGATGGCACCAGTCGCCGGGTCGATCACGTTGAACATGAAGTCCAGCGAACCGGAGCCGACGTTGTAGTGCCAGTCGGACTTCTTCTTCCAGAAGTCGGTGTCGTAGATGAACCGGTCAGTGTTCTGCTTGACCATGTCCTTCTCGTGCTGGGTCATGTGAGCGCCAGCGTCACCCCAGAGAGAATTGAAGATGGGGTCGCCGCCATAGGTGGCGGCTGCGGTGTTCTGAATGTTCGTGAACGCCTGGCCGGGCGAGATGTGCTCGGCCTGCTTCCAGTCGTCGCCCCAGCCCCAGGAGAACAGTCCGGACCATTCGCCGGACGGGCCCTGGTTCATGTTGTGGGCGGAGTGGAGGAGCAGCGTTGAGATCGGCTGAGAGATCGCGTTGGAGTAGACCCACCGCAGACCAGTTGCAGCCTTGTCGATCGGGTAGGACACCGCCTGCTTGGCGATGCCCCAGCCCGGAATGTTCGAGAGCCATGAGTCAGCGGTGCCGAGAGCACCCATGATGCCGCCGAGAAGACCGCCACCCTGCTGGGCCTGGTCCTCGTCGAACTTGAACTGCGACTGCTGCTGCTGGAGGCTCTGAGGCGTGGTGCCGACAGAGATCGCGAAGTTGGGGTCTGAGTACAGGGCCTGACTCGCGTCGGCCATGTCGGTGTCCCACCACTTACTCATCGCTCACCTCACATCGTCTGCGCTTGGATCTGCCTCACTAGGTTGCGAGCAGCATCACTGTTGCCGTTGTCGGCCATGTACTCAAGGGCGGGGAGATACGCCTTGAGCTTGTCCAGGCCAGGATTCGGCTGACCGCCAGACAGTACTTCGGATCCGGCTCCAGGGCCGGAATCCGCTCCGTCAGTAACCGGGACGTCAGGCATCGTGGTGTCCTCACCGAGACCGACGACGTTCGCTGACGGGTTACCGAACATGGAAGCGAAGTCTTGACCACCACCCTGGTCCTGCGCCATCGGCGCTCCAGAGAGCTGGTCCTGATACTGAGCCTGCTCGCCATAGTCGGCGTTGGGGAGGCTCCGGTTCGCTTGGCTAACAGCCTTGTCGGTCCTCTTGGAGAACTGTCCAGGACCGCTAACGGGTGTGCTCATGGAGCCTCCTCAACTCACTTGGCGAGCGTGCCGCCCGGACCAGTCTGGCCCGTGGTGACGATGCTGTGCGTCCAGGCAGTGGGGACCGGGGAGCCACCATTGCTGTCGACGCGACCGTCGTTGTAGTTCGTGTCCTGCTCGCTGTAGGAAAGCTCCGGGGGAGTCAGAGCCGGGCCCTTGCCGGAAGCGAAGACGCCCTCCGGGCCGTGGTTACCGGCGAAGAGTTCGCCCTTCAGCTCACCCTCATGCGATGCAGCCGAGTTGACCTGAGTGTAGGTCATATCAACCTCCGATGATGTGAACGAGGAACCAGGCGGAGAAAGCCAACCATCCCACAGTGAAGACCGTCTTGCCGATCTTTGTCTTTGTGTGGAACAGCGACCGTGTCCGTTCGGATAGAGTGTCACCGTTCTTCTTGTTGAAGATGGTGTAGATCTCATACGCTCCGCCTGCGGCGAAGAGCGTACCCCACACGATGTTAGGGTCCACGGTTCTCCTTATTGCAGTGGAGACTGGCGTTGGGTTCGGGCTGTCATGTTGGCTTCCCCGCCTCCCGTCAGTCCACTAAGCAGGGTCATCATGTCGATCCCCTGCGGTCCTTGGGGGCCACCAGCTCCAGGAGGTGCTCCGGGTGCTCCGCCCGGTCCAGGTGCCGCAGGTCCCTGGCCACCTCCACCCATAGCCGCAGCCAACGGATTGGGTGGCGCAGCGCCCGCAGGTGCGGGCTTCGGGGTGAAGACCTTGAGAACGGCGTCATGTACCGGCTCTCCCTTCTCTCGAAGGGCGATGAGCTGGGCGACCTTCTGGAGTGCGTCCAAGGGATCCTGTCCCTGTAGGGCCATCTGAGGGATGGCCTGCATGTAGCCCATCATGCCCTGCTTGAGGGCGTCGGTGAACTGCTCGTTGTCGATCTGGGTCTGCATCTCGACCACGTCGATCCCCATCGGGAGCTGGCGCTGGAAGAAGTCGCGGGAGATGAGCTGGTCACCCCGGAGCTGAAGGAGTCCCACGATCGCACGCGCCGGATCCTGTCCAGCAGCGAAGCCGTAGGTAACGTCGACAGTAAAGTCTCCGTTGATGTCCTTCGCAGGAGTGTAGGTCTCCTCGAACGGTGTACCCTGTGAGGTACCCCTGATCGTCTTCTTCTCGCTCGGCCAGAGGAGCTGATCCATCTCGAAGGCGAGTTCCACGGCGCAGCGAAGCGCCTCACCGATGACCGTCTGGCCAGTGGTGACCACCGTGTTGAATCCGCCCATCAGGGCCTGGACTCCCTTGCCGGTGATGATCGAAGCGTCCACGTTCCCGCTACGAGCCTCGGGAGTGCGCGTTCCTACGCGCAGCTCCTGTTCGAGCACCTGGCCCTCTTGGAAGGCCGCCTGCGGTACGTCGATGCCGACTCGCCGGATCTTGTCCGGGTTGTCGGTGCGGATGACTGCGTCATCCCCGAAGGTCATCTTCTGCACGTCACGAGGGACGGCAAGCGGAGCGCGCACAGTCTTCTCTGTGGCTTCCAGCCCGAGGAGTGCCATTCGAGCCTTAGCGAGCTGAACCCAGATCGCGTCGTCGAATGCCCCTCGCACCTCGTTGTCGTAGCCAGGTCGCTGACCGATGGAGACGAAGATCTTGCCCATCGGGTTCGGCATGTCGTCGAGGACCATGTTCCCGTGTGCGGGCATGTAGAGCACGATGCGCTCTGCGTCCACGTACTTCACTACCTCGATCTCACGCTCAGCCCAGCCGAGGTCGGTCTGACCGACCGAGTTGGTCTGAAGCATGCGAGCGATAGCAGGGAACTTGGAGACCAGGTGAATGGCCTCTTCCCGCCAGACCTTGCTGTAGCTCTTGAGCCGACCGAACATGTCGGTATCGGGATAGACGCCCATCGGATTCTCCACCCGGATGTGCGGACGCTTCTCCTCGAAGTCGGGCTCGACGACGTAGATCGCGAGACCGTACGTCGTGTAGTAGTCAGCCAGCTCGACCTGCTTGCCAGCGTTGAGCCGAGAGGACTGAATGTAGTAGTTGGCAACCTTCGTCTTCTTGGACGAGAACCTCTTCGCCTTGTCGGTGGTGAGGATACCAGTCGAGCAGTTGACGCTCGGCATGGTACCCATCACCTCGGAGAGATCTCGGGCAGACGTGTCGATCAGGTTGGCCACGATCGGCTTGGGCCATGCTTCAGGCATGGACCCAGGAATGACTGTGTCGATGTCGCCAGACCGCACGTCGTGCACGTCACGGTGACGCTGGTCACGGTCGGCGGCAGCACGGCGCAGAGCCTCGACTCGGTTGAAGATGTTTTCGAGACTGGCCATGTCACCTCCTTAGATCACTTGGGCTTGTTGACCTTGAGCATCTTCCAGGTCAGCGGACCGAAGTGACCATCGGCATCACCACGAAGTTCGGCGTGCTGCTCCTGGAACCACTTGACGCCACGCCGGTCAGCAGGACCGAAGACCGGAGAGGGTCCGATCTTGTAGCCCTTGTAGCCCGCGCGCACGAGCGCGCGACCCACCTCGGTGACCAGCTTGCTGGTGCGACCGTAGAAGAAGTACTTGTCGCCGGGGAACGGTGCATACACCGGAGCGGGCTTGGGGGCCGCAGCGCCGAAGATGTCGCCGAGCGGACCCGGATCGACGTGGTGGTTGCCGGGAACCTGGTTGTGCCCGTAGTGGCCACCCTTGTGGAGCCAGGTGTCCAGGGTCACATCATCCCGAGCAAAGGACTTGGGTTCACCTCCAGGCCAGGCATCCACAATGCCCAGCGATCGCAGCCATGTCACGATGACACCGAGGTTCTTGCGAGGGGTCTCGGCGACGGTGTGGTACACCTTGCCGTTGACGGTCTCACCAGCAGTGAAGACGATCTCGATCTGGATGTTGTACTTCCCGGTCCGATTGGTGCGGACACTGCCGTCATTCTCCAGCGAGAGGGAGCGGGAGTCGGCGGGGAAGAACTGAGCGATCTGCCCTGTGAAGGGATCCCAGAGCAGGTGAGGCGCTACGCCAGCGCCGCCGCCAGTGAACCATCCATACTCGTTGGCGAAGGTGTGATCCTTCGCGTTCGAGGTGATGTGCCACGTGGCGCGGGCAGGCCCGCCCTCCATAGCTCCGTGGTTCCCCAGGTCATGCCGGGATGCTCCCGGCAGCCAAAGGTCTACCATGACTTGGATCCCTCCTTAGTTCCAGAACTCCCCTGTGCCGCCATACATGCTCTGCTGGCCCAGGTAGTCTAGATCGATCGTGTGCTGCTTGTCTCGGTCTCGCGGGGACTGATACTCGTTGTGGAGGTGGAAGACTGTCTCGATGTCGTTGACCAGTTCACGGGCTCGGGTCTCTGCGAACCAGAGAGCCATGACCGTGTCCTGCTTAGCCTTCGACTGGGGGAACCAGGTGACGAGCTGCTCGACGAGGGCCTTGACGCCCTCGTTCTGAGATCTGCTCGGAAGCCTGATCAGGCCCCTGTCCTCCTTGGCTCCGTCGAAGAGCATCGACATGGAGGCAACGCCGAAGTCGGCGTCGTTCTTGTTGTTGCCGGTGAAGTGTTCCTTCAGGATCGTACCGCGTGAGCCGAGGAAGTTCCGAAGGTCACGGTTCTGCGTGACCATCAGGTTCATCGCGTTCTTCTCGATGACCCACTCGTGCATGTGGTACTTGACCGTCCAGTCCTTCAGCTTGTTGAAGAGATCATCTGGTTTCTGGTTGCCAGCAGTCCAGACGTCGAGTACATACCGCATGCCGGACATGCGGTCAACCCCGAGCACCACCGCAGCAGCGTATCCAGTGATAGCTGGATCGAAACCGCCGACGATATACAGACCATCCATTCCGTGTGGCCTGTGACCGGGAGCACCAGGTGACATGAGACCAGCCGCGCGCATTCCGTCGATAGAGGCTGCAACCTTGTCAGCCGGGAAGATCGCATCCTCGACCACCTGCTCCTGCTGGTAGACCATCTTCCAGTTCTGAGGCGAGCTTGTGGCTCGCCGTCTGGCTAGCGACTTCCCCGAGTGCCACGGGTAGAGTCCGTCTGCGTTCGCCTCCACCAGCTTTCTTGCTCCGAGCGACACAGGGGGTCGGTTGGTCCAGGGTGCGAGAACAACCCAGTCGTCGGGATGCTCGGCGAACTCAAGGACTGCTGGCTGAGTGAGGTAGGTCCAGGGCGACTCTTCGTCCTGGCCGTACCACTCTGGCTTCTGGATCTCGGAGTAAAGTTCAACAGGTGCCAGGCGCGTTCCCACCAGGAGCAGTACTCCGCCAGGATAGGTGAGTCGGTTGATGACCTCTCGCTGAATCCAGTCGATCTGCTTCTCGAACTCATGAGCGTTCTTACCCGTCACTGTGTCGTCGAGGATGATGAGGTCAGCTCGGTTACCGTAGATCTGGCCGTTCATGCCCAGAGCCTGCACGGTAGGCGTAGCCTCACCGGAGTCACGAGCTTCAGCGTTCACGTAGATCGAGTCGGCGGTCCACGACGCGCTGTTCGCGTCGAAGCCGCCTTCAGGAGCGAAGTCGACCTGGAGCTTCTTATAGGCATGGTTGGCTCCCGCCAACCTGTCCTTGATCGCCCGGAGGAACCGCTTGGCCATCTCCTGCGTCTGCGACACGATGATGATTCGGATGTTCGGGTCCTGGCAGATCCGCCACGTCGTGTAGTTCACGGTGATCGTGGTTGACTTGGCATGCTCCGGTGGAGTGTTCACGATGATCATGCCGGGGTCACCAGGCTTGTAGATCTGGTTCTCATGCATGTTCCTCGGAGGACGTCCCTCAAGGACGTCATACCACTGGAGCTGGTGGTTGAACAACTTGGTGTCGAGGTACTCCTCGCAGAACGTCGGGAAGTCAGGGACTGGAACCTTGCCAGCCTCGGCTCCCGCCGTCTTCATCAGGCGGAGTCTCTCGTACTCAGCCCGGAAGCTCTTGTCGCTGTTCTTGTAGTACTGAACCGTCTGGTTCGTGATGCCCAGGTCCCGGCACGCCTCAGCGACCGTGATGCCCTGCCGCATGTAGGAGAGGATCGTATCCTTCTTCTCCTGGACGGTCCGGTTCGCCTTGCGGCCAGGCTTCCTCTTGACCTGCTCGACCAGGTTGCCCTGATCGTCCACGTACACCTTGGCCACTGTGGTCCTCCTTGATAGTCCTGCTTTGATATGGACTACCATGATTCTCCACGGCCGAAGGGCCGTGGTAGAGAGTAGCGGGGAGGTATTCCGCGAAGCGGCATCCGGAGGATGTATATGGCAGTCTATGGTTCACCACCGCCCCGTCAGGGGGCGGTGTCTCGGGTGAGTCCCTCTGTCCATGGTGGCTCACGTCCGACCTATCAACTCTGGGGGGCTCATAGTCATAGAGGACCCTTTCACGCCCTTGCGCGCAAGCAGCGTTACCAACTCTTTACCAATGTTCTACTGAGAGTCACGATGGAGCCCTGGTTCGTCACTTTGCGTCTACATTTTATGGTACATTTCTGAGGGGTCTCACACACACAGTGTCGTGCCCGATTTAACACCCTGGGGTCGGACATGGGCTGACATCGACCGGCCTGCCCATCTATGTCCGATCTGGTGTGGTGTGTGGTGCTACGCCCCGAGATGTGGTGGCCAGCGCTGCTCATGTGAGCGCAGCTCTGCTCATGTGTACACATAGTGGGCCCAAGCCTTGCATATGCAGGCCAAAGCTGCTCCTAGCCTGGCAAATGCAGGCCATGATGCGTGTTTGCCTTGGATTGTGGTGGGGGACTGTCCCCTCCCCCTACGATCCGAAGGTCTACGCGTGCGCATGGTTCCCCTCAACGCGCGTCGTAGGTGCGCACAGCAAACGCAGGGAACATCCATGGATGATCATGGAATCCCTGGAGTCTGAAGATCTTTAGGCCACATTGATAGGTCAGGCGTGCTGGACACCATCGAACCTAGCTGTTCTGTACGTTCTGTAAGATCTTTGCTCATCTGAGCTACCAGAAAGATCTTGAAAACTCGTATCTCACCAGGTCAGAGGCGGTGAGGGCCTCCGAAGGTCGGCCCGCCCGACGCGGGGTGAGCTGGGACGATGCAAGTGCGTTCACTGTTAGCTCCCGCAAATCGAGCCTTATCGTCACTCAGCCGCTATGCCCCTGACCTGCGATGCTTGACGTAACCCGCTGCAAAGGTGTCTCTGGAGCTTGTCGCCGCCACAACGGGGCGGCAGCCGAGACAGACCGACTCAACGGAGGGAGACAACGCAGGGCCCGCGCTAGGACGCGAGTCCCATCGACTGCCAGAAAGGCCAGACACCCCCTAGGGGCTAAAACGAGGCCGGACCCAAGTCACACGGGACGTCCGAACAAGGGGCTTGACAAGTCTCCGGAAGTGCGAGACAGTCGTCTCAGCAACACAGCAACACCAACGTACGAGGCTCAGGCGCTAGGTACGGCCCCCTTCCGGGGGTCCGGGGCACATGGGCTGGGTGGGACCTTCCAAGGGCCTGTAATGGGCTTCGAGGGCCTCTGGTGAACGTTACTGCCGGTCATAACGGTGGGACGGGACAGCATCCAGAGGAGTCGAGAACACCAGGGCTGTTCTTTGAGAACTCAACAGTGTGCAGTGCACGAGCGGGGCGATCCTTGCCCTCAAGCGCTCCAGTGCCAGCGAAGCCGGGATCCGGACGGGCCACACGTAGTCAAATCGTGGTCAGACGGTAGCCGCTCGGCTGGAGCTAGTTCGTGCACAGTCCAATTCCCTGTAAGAGCCATCGGGCAGACAGGAGTGGTGACGGCAGGCCCTTTGGGCCGCCTGATCCTGCTGTCTTCTGTCTGCCCTCTTGGCTCCGCAGAGAGGAACGATCATGACAATGCAACTCGTCGGTATCGTGGACTTCAACGGCCAGACGCACTGCCTGGAGCATGCCTCCACCGTGTGCAGCTACCGGGATGAGATCTACTCTGTGGACCCCGCCCGAGCGTGCTGGTGTGGCAAGATCGTGGGCAGTGAGCCCAAGATCGTCCGCCACCCCCGTATCTGGCCGAACTACATCGACCACCCGGAAGGGAACTGATCATGAGCATCGTACAGCAGGCGATCATGCAGAACCTGATCGCCGACAAGACTCATGGTGGGTACGAGGTCGGCGACTATGTGATCGCCGATCATGCCGAGTTTGACGACTTCCATGGCCAGACCTTCAAGGTCGTGGCCAAGGGTTACAACTTGCTCGGTAAGGCGCTGGTTCACGTGGTGGACATCACCACGATGCACAAGATCCAGCCCAAGCGTGCCTGTTTCTATCCGCACGAACTGTCCTACGAGGATGGTTCACAACCTGGGCGGTGATCCACATCTCTGAGTCAAGGCAGCTACCTTGACAGGGTGAACGGCATACAGCTAGGTTCGAGTCCTGGCCACCCGCTACGGCCGTCCGGCCGTTCCTTACAGGAGGACATCATGAACGCATACGAGACCGCCCTTGCACTGACCGTCATGGCCCGTGCTGGTGAGGACGGGACGATCGACTCGTGGGCCCACCTGGACGGTTTCGAGCAGGATGCCCTGCCCAAGACCGGTTTCTACGTGGGCGGCGTCCGTCCGTCGCTGGTGGTGAGCAACGTGTCCGAGCTGGACCGGGGAGACCTGGCCTGGTTCATCGGTGGCACCGAGTCCCGCTACTTCGGAGTGTGGGTTGACAAGGAGACCGGCATGATCTACTTCGACGCCGTGACCCACGTTGACAACTACCACGACGCCTTCGTGCTGGGTGCCGAGCGTGGCGAGATCGCCATCTGGGACATCGAGAACAGCGAGGAGATCCGTGTCAAGGCAGATCAGGGTACAGAAGCCGAGTAAGCCTCGGCCTCAGCCCGACATAGACACCCGCACGCCTAGTGGCAGGCCCTTGCCCTACTAGGTGAGTGGTAGGGCCCCCTAGGGTGGGGGCCAGCCCCGAATGGCATACACCACGGTTCGAGTCCGTGGCGGGGCACTGGCTCAATGGATTGGAGTACATCATGGCTGAGTACACCACTGTGCGTGGATCACGAGTGATCCGTGTCAGCAAGGTGGGCGGCGGCACTCTCGGACGCAAGTACGAGGGTGACTGGGAGGTCACGGTGAGCGATTCGGGCACTGTTGTGCTCGATGACATCATCAGCACTGGCACTCCCAAGTACTTCCACGAGGTCGCTGATCTTGCGGAGGACTTCGCCGACGACGCCGATGAGGTGTGATCATGCACTGGGTGGCTATCACCCTGTGGGTGATCATGATGTTCGGGCCGGTGATCCTTCTTGCGATCTTCGGCAAGCGACTTACAGATGGGTCGTGGTGATCATGGGTGCGATCTTCGTGCTTGTGATGGTGCTCGGCTTCCTGCGCTACCTGGCGCAGTGGTGAGCATCACAGGGTGACTGGCAGGCTTCAAGGTTCGAGCCCTTGACACCCACGCTTGCGCCGCTTAAAGTGGCAACGGCACACAGGGATCCGCTGATCAGCGGGCAACAGTAAATCCAACCGAAAGGTACTGTCATGCGACTGATCAATGCTCAGGGACGCGAGGTCGAGTCCGGCGCAAAGCTGGTTGCCGTCCAGGGGAAGGAGATCGGTGAACGATGGATCTTCTCCCACGTCGTTGAGCACCCCATCGATGGGCACCGGGTCCATGTGACCCGTCGCCACCCGCGATTGGGTCACGTGCACCGGGAGTTCCACCCCGTGGTCTTCGGGCTGCACGTTGTGATCGACATCACGTGGCGTAAGCACGTGGTGAACAAGGTGCATCACGTGCGGTGCAAGTTCGATGACTACCTGCTTGCGGGTGTCGTCGCACTGTTCCCACTGGCGATCTTCGAGCACTACCACATCGCCGAGCGCCTGCCTGAGATCTTCGGGCACTGAGGTTTGGTGGGGTGAACGGCATACTCCCTGGTTCGAGTCCAGGGCACCCACTGCGCTCATCTGAGCGCTGCAAGGAGGAATCATGGACACCTTCGTACGGATCATGCAGACGCCGTATGTGGGCCCTGGCATCGTTCTGGCGATCTCCATGATCGCAGCATGGACCATGGTCTACTTCCAGCACCGCAACCATCCGGAGGACTTCGATGACTGAGGCATTCCTGACAGGAGTACTCACAGGCATCATCGTTGGTTGGGTGACAGGGCTCCTGTGGGCCCTGTACATCACCCGTAGCCGCTAAGTGGCAGCCTGACTGGCAGGCACCTACGTTCGAGCCGTAGGCAGGCACTGACGCACCGTGCGTCTGGCTCACAGGAGGAACAACCATGAGCAAGTTCAAGACGTGGTACATGGACACCGCCCTCTTCAACCTCGCCGAGGTGATCGAGGAGGGGAAGAAGAAGCTGGCCGATGTGGAGTTCGACACTCTGGTCGGCACCGGCTTCTCTGGTGGTGTCGTGATCCCCGCTCTCGCTCTCGCGCTGGGCAAGAAGTTCGTCCTGATCCGCAAGGAGACGGATGACAGCCACCACGGTAAGGGTCGGCTGCTCGGCGAGATCGGCGAGAAGTGGATCTTCGTGGACGACTTCGTGTCGTCCGGCAAGACCCGCAGGAGGGTGATCGACAAGATCGACGACGCCGTCGCCGACATGGGCATCGAGACCGAGTGTGTCGGTGAGTACATGTACGTGAACTACTCCGACGAGGGTCCGCACTTCGAGCCTTACAGCCCTGAGTGGGCTGCTGAGCCCCGTTGGTAAGAGCGTGGTAGCCAGACCGGCAGACACTCAGGTTCGAGTCCTGAGCTGGCACTGGGGCCCATTCGGGGCCCCTACAAGGGAGGACACATGCGTAAGGGTAAGATCGTCGCTGCGACTGCTGCGGCGGTTGCTCTGGGCATAGGTGCGACGGCCTGTTCGTCGGACGCCGATGTGGCGTCCAAGAACGTGAGCAAGGCTGCGGACAACTTCGAGGTCAATCGTCGGATCGTTGTGATCAACGGCATCACCGACAAGTACCTCATGGTGATCACTGGTGCGTGCTCCATCGACACTGGTGACCCCGGCAAGCTGGTCGCGATCTGCAAGACCGGTCCCGGCCAGTACAAGAAGTTCTTCGCTGGCCTGTCGGACAACGTCACGTACACCGTGGAGCAGGGTGAGCCGATCAAGGCTTCTGCCTACCACTACCGCGTGACGTTCAAGCCGCAGCAGATCCTGCCGGACGTCGACTTCCGAGGCAGCTCGGATGACGGACCGCAGGACCAGTAACACCTAGGGTGAGAGGCACACACCGGGGTTCGAGTCCCCGGCACCCGCTAGTGCAGGCAAAGTGCATGCACTGATCCATGGGAGTGGACATGATTGGCAATGCGGAAGAAGCTGTGTTCATCCACAACTGGTGGCACAGCCCTGCCCGTGGAAGCTACTCTCAGCCCCCTGCGGGCTGGACGTACCTCGGTGGCGGATGCTACCGTTCGGCGTACCTCGCTCCCTCTGGGGTGGTGTACAAGGTCCAGAAGGACCTGAGCGGTGAGTCCTGGCAGACCAACTATGGGGAGTGGCAGACGTGGAAGCGTCTGTACCTCTCCTGCAAGATGCCGAAGCGCTCTCGCCTGCCCCAGCTCGGGTTCTACCCCGTGCCTGGCGGCGAGAACCATCTGGGCGTGATCGCCATCGAGAAGCTGGATGGCGTCTACAGCTACTACGGCACGTACAAAGATGAGAACGGTGAGCCGCAGTACTGGAGCGCTGTGTGCAGTGCCATCGGTGAAGCGACTGGGGTCGGTGACCTCTACGGTGACAACCTCATGATCGACACCAAGAACAACCTGCTGGTTCCGACCGACTTGGGCTGCGCAAGCAGCGACTACTAGTTCGGTCAGCCCCGAGTAGCACACACATGGGTGCGAGTCCCATGCGGGGCACTGCTGCCACCTGGCAGCGTGCAAGAGGAGTAACGATGGCATTTTACAAGAATCCTATCATCGAGGAACCACCGAAGTGCCTGGTGTGCTCCGACGTGATGCAGTGGGACTCGATCTCGCTGATCTGCTCCGCCACGTGCCAGGACATCTGGGACTTGACAGGTAGGCAGATTGAGGTAGACTCTCAGTACGACCAAGACCCCGAGGAGCTGCTGTATGGCTAAGGGCAAGAAGAAGACGACCGTCCACAAGAAGGTCCGCGAGGACTCCCGCCCGAGCGGGAAGTCCCTCAAGAAGCACCCGCAGATCTTCTCTCCGGAGAAGCGTCGCCTGGTCCCCGCCGTCTACAAGGTGAGGGGTCGGGGAGACATCGAGCTGGTCGACAAGTCTTCACTGTGACTCAAGGGGGAGGCACGGCCTGGTGGCCGTGCAGCCTCCCAGCATCACAGTGGTGCTGATCTCTAAAGGGAGAGGACAATGATCGTTTACCGAGTCGAGCACACGACTGCTGTGGATGATCGTACGCACCATGCCTGTGGCCCGATGGGGGACGTGAGTAGATTCGCGGACACCCGGAAGCGTGACGGGTATGACCTGGCGTGCGAGGCCCAGCAGGCAGTGTGCCGGGCGATGAACGGCCACGACGACAAGCCCACTCCCTTCTGGGACAGGTATCTCATGGGCATCAACCCCGACGAGATCTGTGGGGTTGACTCCATGGAGAGCCTGAAGTTCTGGTTCGAGGACGCGATGCCCGCCCTGGAAAGGGCTGGCTTCACTGTCCGCAAGTACGATGTGCCCAAGTGGGCATGTCGAGTAGGCGAGTCGGGCCAGGTGCTGTTCAAGTACCGTTTCGCCGAGCTGGTAGACAACGAGGAGAAGGTACATGAGTGACGAGACCCCTGAGATCAACTCCGCCGAGCAAGAGGCGGAGGAGATCCTCAAGGAAGCGTTCACCAACCTCGACCTGAACGGTGAGGACTGCCCGCAGGGTGATGCCTGCGCGATCCACCACCGGAACGACGAGGAGATCATCGACGAGGACATCGAGTTCGGCCGGATCATCACCTACGTGGGTGAGTACGCCGTCATCACGACGGACAATCCTGAGCTGGAGAACCCGATCTTCCTGCTCAAGATGATCCTCGGCCAGGTCAGCAAGGACAAGCTGCCGGATCTCTACGAGACCTGCGTGATCCACGTGGGTGACGGAGCGCTGGCCGACCTGCGCACGCTGGACAAGGACGACCGTCGCAAGACGATCCGCTTCGTCCAGAAGCACAACGCGTGGGAGAACTTCAAGGACGCTCACAACGTGGTCGTCAACGGGGTCAAGGAGGAGCTGATCGACGTCAGCAAGCCCGCGTTCCCCAAGGAGGACTGATGGGATTCCGTATCCCTGAAGAGGACTCTGCGAGTGCGGAAGGGTACGTGACCACGGGAGCGTTCAACGCCCGTGAGATCGTCCAGGATCTCACTCGCAAGTTCGAAGAGGAGTGGAACGTCACGGACTCTGCTGGGTTCCGTGAGTACGGTGACAGCTTCAAGGTCACCATCACAGTACAGAAGGTCTAACCCGTCCGCCCCCGAGAGGGGGCGGCGGTCAAGTCAGCACGTGGGTGGCCGAAATATGAAGTAGGCCCCGGCTAGGGCTGGTCCCCCGATGATGCCGTTTGTTCGCTCACGTGCTGGCCTGTCCGCAGAAGCGGAGGTTAGGAGCATGACCGTGGCTAACGCAGCTACCGTATGGGTGGCGAGTCGTTCATCCAAGCCCGAGCTGGCGCTTGTGAACGACAACGTCATCGAGATCTGCGTCACCGGACCGAACCCGCGTGAAGATGCGGAATCGTATGCCCGCGACGAGACCATGGACACGGGGCGCGAGACGTACATCTACGAGGTGGAGCTGGCCCAGATCAAGGGGTACCGGATCTACAAGGAGGTGAACGCCTTTGTCCCTCCCAAGTAAGCCGCAGCAGATAGCTGCGGTGGCCAAGTTCCTGGACTCTGACTTCACCGAAGGTAAGAGCCTGGACGAGGTGGCTAAGTCGATTGTCGACGGCTACCATGAGGCCCTAACGGCAGGCTTGAAGAAGCCTGCCACACCTCTCCGTCAAGGCATGCTCTTCAAGATGCCCATTGACAACAAGGTGAGGCGTGTGGCATGGTTGGACGAGGGTCAGGTGTGGATCGTTGGCGAGACCGACTCGTATGGCTGGCTAAGCGCGGAGTCCAACTCTGTGTGGCAGCAGTGCGAGGAGTTCCAGCCGAAGACCTACATGATGATCGACGGGAAGCGCAAGCTGGTCGAGATGAACGACGAGCAGATCGAAGAAGCCTGGAGCAATCCGGACTGGGTGATCGGCGACGTCGTTTCACAGCGACAGAGGCAGCACATCTTCGAGATCATCGCTACCGGACCGTCGTGCGTGCTCATGCGCAACGTCAAGACCGGCGCACTCAACGTCGACAGCAACAGTAGCCTGGCCAAGCACTACCAGAAGGAACGCCAGGTCGGAAAGGTGGTCTGGTGATCCACGACTGGGTGTTTCTGATCCTGTGGGTGACGTCCCTGGGCGTCACTCTCTGGGGCCAGAAGTGGAAGGCCAAGGCTGAACGCCTGGCCGACGCAATTCAGTACCTCATCGAGGAGCAGGCAGATGAAGCAGTGGCTGAAGAAGTGGTGGAAGAAGAGTCAGACCCGAGCGATCGGGTTTGAGTTCACCACCAAGCGAGGCACGCACGTCAGCGTGTATCTGACGTGGCTCGGCGTGTTCATCTGGGGGTCCGTCGCTACGTGGCTGATCTTCGGATGACCAGCGAGCAGCTCACCATCCTGAAGACGTTCATCGAGGACGTCCGGGAGAACGGCAAGACTGAGGGGATCATCTACCTCGGTGGGCCGGGCAAGAAGCTGGACTGGGTCGACGTCTCGTTGGCCCGGTTCCAGTCCTATCGGGGCCGCACGACGGCGGCCCTACTGGAGGAGCTGGAAGATCTCTGCGTAGGCGCAGAGTACCTGCACTTCCAGACGAACGACATCATCGTCCACCTCGAAGCATCATGAGAAAGGGCCCGGCGCGAGCCGGGCCCCATTCGGGAGAGATCGGTCGTTGGCTAGACCGGCGAGCTGTGCACCTCGCGACCTGTAAGGTCACCGGTGGTTCGAATCCACCCTTTCC